AGCTTTAAAGGACTTGGACAAGCAAGAGGATATTGTTATTGAGGCCGTAAAAGATATTTTAGCAAATACTGCAACCGATATTGAACGACAAGCAGTTGCGGCAGCTCCTACAAATTGGGAAGGCGAGCCGCTAAACATTAAACAAAGAATTTATAAGGATACAGAAAACGCTGGTTTAACCTTTCTTGTTGGAGTTAAAGTAGGCGACCCAGTATTTGAGATTGAGGCTTGGATGGAATTTGGCACAGGATTAAGCGCGCGCGAAATTTTATCGAATCCACAATACACTCAAGAGGTACGAGACATTGCAAGAAGATTTTATCGTAATGGACGTGGTCGAATTATTGGACAGCCTTACCTTATGCCAGCCTTTTTTAGAAATACCGCTAATTTAGTGACGGATATTGAAAAAGAAATAAATAAAGATTTAGGATGAGAGACATATCAACCGACATACGAATTGCAGTAATTAATGCAATCACTCCTCTGACTCTTAGCGGAGTTACTATTCCAATTTACGATACGGAATTACCGCCAAGCGTAAACCCAGCCAACTACCAAGGCTCTGCCGCTTTCGTATTAATTACAGACCAAAACGAAGCGGAAACAACCAACAACGATTGTTCGATTAGACAAAATGCAACCTTTCAAATTAATATTGTAACAAAGTTCGCCCAAGGTAATGGCGGAAAATTATTGTCCGAAAATATTTCCAATGCGATACAATTAAAAATGAATCTTGACGATTTAGTTTTACCAGGAGATTTACAAGCCGTAAACATTCGAAAAAACTTTAGCCGCGTTCAAATTGAGCAAGGTAGCAGCCAAATAGCTTACCAAAAAATATTGTCTTACACCTTGGATATTTTTCAAGTGTCTTGATAATTGAAAATTTATGTATATTTGTTAAAACGAATAAGCAATGGCAACATATCAATTAGGCAATTTCTTTACTTTCGAATGGAACAACCTTCCTGTCGTTTGTAAAACTTCCGCTTCGGTATCTATTTCCAACGAATCCGTTGTTGTAAGAAACGACTGCACGGGTGACTATGGCGTTAGACTTGAGGGCGGCGACAAATCAGGTTCATTCTCTTTTAGTGGTGACCTAGATTTTGCATCTACTGGCGCATCTAACCTTTCAGCTTTTGACCTAATGGAAGACATTGGGAAAGTATTTGAATTGGTTTTTGGAGGCACAGAATCAGGCGACAAAATTATTACCGTTGACGCTCAATTAAACTCTGTTGAAATTACCGCCGAAAGAAACTCCCAAGTATCTTTCTCAGGAACTTTCGACTTTGCTGGCGCGCCTGTTATTAGCGTAATACCAACCTAAACAAAATATATGGCTAAGTACCATTCAGCTCCTTTTAAAGAAGGGGAGATTTTCTTTTACCCAAATTTGGGCGCTTTGGCGAACTTTGAGGATTTTACAGGTTTAGGAATTGCTTCGGCTTTTGATGGTCAGGCAATACCAAAAATAGACTTAATTTATGCATTGCTACACGAATGCCACAAAGTAGCTTGCCTAAGAAAGTCAACTAATCCAGTTTCATTGGATGAATTGAAAGTTTGGATTGAAGGAAAGGACGTAATGAAGTTGTTTAACGACGTTTTAGCCGACTTGCTTTTGGAGTTGGGAATTGGTGAAAGCCAAGAAAAAAAAACGTAAGTGAAGACGAAAGCGAGGAATATTCAGCTCGCGAAAATTTAATGCTGCTCGTGGGGCGCACTAAGGTGCCTTATGAGCAGCTTTTTTGTTTAAGCCGTAAAGAATTAAAGGCATTGGTAAAAGGCCACGAAATAGACCAAAAGGATATGATTGAGGCAATGCGAGTACAAGCAATAATTGGTTTGCAACCGCATTTAAAGAAAGGCGCTAACTTAGACCCAACTAAACTTTGGCCTTTGCCTTGGGATAATGTGGTTAAGCCTTTAGAGTCCACACCGCAAGACTTTGCTAAAGCAAAGAAATTGTTGGAAATTGCAAGTAAACTAGAAAGAAATGGCAAATCCAAAAATAGAGGTTGAAATAGGCGCGGTCATTGACGGACTGCGAAAAGGTTTTGGAGAATCAGTAAAGATTATTGAAACCTTAGAAAAACAAGCTTTAGATTTAGATAAGGCTTTAAGGGCTGCAACTGACTTGCCTACAATTCAAGGTTTAAATACCCAGCTACTTCAAACAAAAGCGGCAATTTCTCAATTAAAAAATGCTGGAATTGACCCGTTGACCAAAGCAACTTCAAATTATAATTCCGTTGGAATTGACTTTGCAAGAATTATTCAAGACGCGCCATTTGGACTTATTGGTGTTGGTAACAACATTCAACAATTAGCTGGCTCTTTTCAAATATTAAAAAATGAAACTGGGTCAACTTCAGCAGCTTTAAAAGCTGGATTTGCATCTATTTTTGCCCCAGGTAATGCCCTTGTTTTAGTAATTTCTTTGATAACCAGTGCATTAACTGCGTATCAAATGGGAGCTTTTGATTCAAAAGAAGAAACAAAGGATTTAGAAAAAGAAACAGAAACTTTTGACCAAACTTTAAGAAAGGTTATTGATTCTCTTGGTGCAGTTAGACAAGCAAGATTAGAAGGCTCTAAAAGTGCATCGGATGAGATAGTACAATTAGATTTATTAAATAGAGCTTTAACAGATACTAACCAACCACAAAATATAAGGATTGCGGCTTATAAAAAATTAAAAGAAGAATATCCGACTATTTTAAGCAATATAACGCAAGAAAAGGCGTTGGCAAATGGTTTGGGTGATGCTTATTTAAAAGTAGTTAACGCAATTACTCAAAGAGCCTCAGCGGTTGCAATCGAGGAAAAATTAGTTGAATTAGCTAAGCAAAGATTTGACATTCTTGAGAAAGAGGCTAACGAAGTAACTTTGCAAAATTCTCTTTTAAAACAACGCGAGTCTTTAATGAGTCAAATTGCCGAAAGAGGTATTACAATAAATAAAAATGGTTTAACGTTAGCTGAAATTTTTGGAGACCAAACAGTTGATTTTGCTTTGGTTGATTTAGGCGAGGGAATTGTTAATCTTAACAAACAATTTAATTTGCTTGGTAATGTAGTTGCACCAAAAACACAATCTGAATTAACAAAGAATGATGCAGCAACAGAGAAATTAAAAAATCAATTTTTCGACCTAAATTTAGAGTTATCTGACTTTTTTGAATTATCAAGTAAAACTGACGATAAAAGCAAACAACTTAAAAGGACTTTTGAAGATTTTTCTAAAATAGGTAGTATTTTGACCTTTGCAAAGCTTGAACAAGAAGGCAAGTTTTTTGAGGATATTGAAAAACAACTTGTGTCAATTGAATCAGGAGCCGCAAGAACAAGAGGTATTTACAAACAAAATACAGATGCAATTGCAGAATCCAGTAATGTTTTAAAACAATCATTACAAGGGAGCGGGATAAGTGTAGAACAATTTTACGCAGCAATAGCAAACGGAGCCGCTGAAGGATTTACCTCTTTAGAGACATTTATTGGTAGATTATCAGAAACTCAAGCTTTTATTAATCAAACATTTGCAATTTTAGAGCAAGGTGCAGAAAATACACTTGGTGATGTTGCTTTTGCAATTGGAGACGCTTTAGCAAGCGGAGGCAATGTTTTAAAAGCGGCTGGAGGTGCTTTACTTGGCGGTATTGCTGGTATTTTAAATCAACTTGGACAATTAGCCATTGCAACTGGTCTTGCAGTAGAAGGGATAAAAACTGCATTAAAAACCCTTAATCCAGCGGTCGCAATTGGAGCAGGTATTGCTTTGGTTGCTTTGGCTGGTTTTGTATCAAATAAAGCAAAAAGCTTGGGTGGTTCAAAAGGTGGTGGCGGAGGTGGTGGAGGCGGAGCTTCTTCGGTTGGTAGCTCAGGAGTTGGCGGTGGGACTTCTTTTGCTGGAGGTGGCCAAGGTGCTTTATTTCAGCAAAACAGAGACCTAAATGGGGAGCTTGTTGTGAGAGGCCAAGATTTGGTTTATGTATTTGGTCAGGCTAATGATAGGATAAATAAAGGATAATGAACGATTACAGATTATTGCTTTCCGTACGAAGTGGACTTGGTACGATAACAGTTAACGGAGTTGCGCCATTAGAATTCTACACCGAAGGGGATACGCTAACAATTGCAGTTGCGCCCGATTCAGGATTCCATACGGCGCTTTGGTATTCTAGCCCAGGTAATTCGTTTATTAGCTCGTCTTTATCATTTAGCTACACAATGCCGTCTAACGACGTTAAAATGTACGTTGAACTTAGCGGCCAAAATACACCGATTAATGACTACGGATTAAAATACGAAGGTGGTTACGCGACTAACTACGGCGGCTTAGTTTGGAACTTGCAAATACTTAGAACGGGTTATTCAGGCGCAGTTACACCGCTACAGATTAACGATATAACTTACAATTGGGGAAATACTGGAGTTGACCCGTTAGAGACAATAATTGGCTCGTCAGTAGATTTTACAATTGCTGGAGAAACTGGCGATTTCAACGAGTTTCTAGTTGGTGGCAATCGTACTTGGAAAGTTGTTTTGAATCAAGTTGGTGCGAATAACGATATTACCAATTATACCTCAGTCAACGTTACTCAAAGTTTTAGGTCTTTGACTTATGGCAGCGGATTATTTGTTGGGGCTTTTGGTTCTATTTCTTATTCTACTGACGGAATAACGTGGCAAACAGTCCCAAGTATTTCAAACATTGAATTTGTAACCTATGGCAATGGAATCTTTGTTGGCGTTGGATACGCGATTGTTTCAGGGATTCCAACTGCATTTGCAGCTAGTTCACCCAACGGAATAAATTGGACTTCTAGAACGCCAGCGGCAAACAATTGGTGGCAAGACGTAGCTTATGGCAATGGGTTATTTGTTGCAGTTGCTAGAACTGGCACGGGTAATAGAATTATGACATCGCCCGATGGAATAACGTGGACGGCAAGAAGTAGTGGAATAAATCCCGATTTTAGCTCTGTAGCTTATGGAAATGGAATTTGGGTTGCAATTTCTGACGCCTCAACTGGCGGCACAACTTTTACCTCTTATGATGGAATAGATTGGTCTGAGCAAGCCACATCGTTTATCAATAGAAGCGTTTATTTTGCCAATGGTTTATTTGTAACTGGCGGCCAATGGTCAGAGGACGGAATTAATTGGAATACTGCCACAAATCCTTTTAACCCTTTTCAAATTACTTACGGAAACGGCTTTTTTGTAGGCGTTACGAGTAGCGGAACGAATAGAATTTATTATTCAACAGATGGAAAGAGTTGGACTGGAACGCCAGCCGCTTCCGATGCAACGTTTGAAGCGATTGCATTTGGCGAGAATACATTTGTAGTTGGTGCAACAAGCGGAACGAATCGAATTAATTACAATTTATTCGAAGGCTTACAACCTTTCTTTACTGGTTACATTGCCCCCGACTTTATTACCTCTCAATTTAAAAGCGGGACTAAATTATTTGAGTTTACCGCGATTGACGGATTGAAAGGTTTGGATTCTATCCGCTCAAACTTTACCTCGTGGCCTGACCCAAGAACTCAAGCAATTTCTGCAATTGTCGGAGCTTTAAACCAAAGCTTTGTTGACAAGCGCCAAGTATTAGTTGGTTGCGAAATTTATGAGACTAGAATGGATTCTGATATTAGCGTTTTTAGACAATTCAATGTCCCTTTAAACGCAATATTCACAGATGGAGAAACTGCTAAGTTTACAAACGGAGTTCGAATAGAAAACGAACAACTTTATTTAAAGGACACAATCGAAAGAATGGTTAATCCGTTCCTTTGCCGCGTGTTTTTGTGGAAGGATAAGTTTTATGTTATACGATTAAATGAGCTTATTAAAACGGATTATAAAGCTTATACGTTTAACCCTGACACGTCAATAGAATCAACTCAAACGATTATAAACGGCGACGATATCAACGCGGATATAAATAGACCTGAGGAAACCGCAAGACGAGTATTTACAGAGTTCAACGCGTTCCTAAACTTAGGTATATTAGACAGAAATAGCCAAGGCGGTGTTTTCGATGCTAAATTTGAATCTAGCGAGTGGAATTTCAATAGCGCTGCATCGCCTTATCCAAATATCTACCAATTAAAACTTTGGGATTACATTAACGCAATTCCAACTAATCAACCAAGCAGCGTTCCAAGTGGAGCTACCGCTTTGGTGCAATACGTTGCGGATGGGAGCGGAGAATACGTACAAATTTGGACGACTACCACAACGGACGGAGTTGACGACCCTAATTTATCTTATATCTCAGCTAATTCTAATACAACTGGCGGCGCGATAACAATCGCACAAGAAACGGCTAATACTATTTCTTTGACCTTTGAATACATGGTTGAGCGAGTTAGCACGTCTTATTCGATAACGCCAGGAAGCGGAACGCACGCGGTTGGATTAATAATTAAAATTGGAAACCAATATTTATTCAGAGACACGACAACGACCTTTGATTGGACGGCAACGGAAACGGTTATGGAGTTCGCGGTTACCGCTGGCTCAGTTTGGAATAGCATTGCAATTAATAACGTTTTAGTTCCCGTTGACGGCGAGGTTGAAATTAGATTGCACCAACTTATCTGCAACGGCGGAACGGCCAACCGATACGTTATTAGATACGACAACCTTTCGCTAAAGATTGAGAAAACAGACGGATTATCGTTGTCAAAGCTTGGCGTTAAGGCTGTAACTGGCTCACCTTACGCAAACGTGCATCCCGACTATAATACGCACATTGGAGACGCAATTACAAGCAACTCAGCCTCAGCAATTCAATTGATTAACGTAAACAACGAGGTTTCCGAAGGTTGGTCGAGAGATGGGATTGAGGATATGCCTTTGTTGGATATTATCGTGCAAGAATTGGCTAATTTGAAAGGTCGAACCAATTACCGAGTTTTGGCAACATTGGAACGTAGACCCGTTGACCCATTCAGAGCGTTTTTATTTAACGACCGTTATTGGGCTTTGGTTAGTTATCAGCTAAATTGCAGAACGGGAACGGCACAAATTGAGCTTTACGATTTAGGAATAGAACCAACAACATAATGTCAGACGTAAATATTAGCAAATTCAGAGCGCAAGTTGTAAGGGACGGCAGTAAACCAGCTACCCCAGGCTTTGTGGTAAGTGAGGGCCAAAGTCCAACCGACCCAGCTGGTAGCGGTCAGAACCATTTGCCCGTAACAATTGCGGCCGCTTCTACTGGTTTGGCAATTACAGAAAGCCAAATTTTAGGAGGCGCTGGAACTGTTTCGCAATACATCCGAGGCGATGGCTCTTTGGCCGATTTCCCAGCTACTACGGGTGGCGGTTCGTCTGTTAGCTACTATTTGAATGGTTCGGTTAGCCAAGGCACAATCGGCGGAGTTGCTTATCGAGAGGTTAACAGAAATCCAGTTTTTGGCGCTGGAACTGATATAGCTACAAGCTCTAACGGTTACATTGCAAATTTTATTACAGACGCTGGCGACCCAAATAAATTACTTATTCCCGCTGGAAACTGGAATTTAGAAACCTACTTTTCAGCTAATTCAGGCGGAGGCTCGCCTACGTTTTATGTCGAGCTTTACAAGTATGACGGCACAACATTTACTTTAATTGCAACTAGTAGCGGAACCCCTGAGTTAATTGCTTTTGGAACTAACATCAACCCATATTTTACCACGTTAGCAGTTCCCGAAACGATTTTAACTCTAACAGATAGACTGGCGCTCAGATACTACGTTAACACGGCTGGTCGCACTATTACCTTGCATACGGAAAACGGACACCTATGCCAAGTAATTACTACGTTTACAACTGGTTTAACGGCTTTAAATGGATTGACTACGCAAGTACAATTCTTTGCGGTTGGGACTAGCGGAACAGACTTTGCAATTTCCAGCGCAACCGACACCCATACTTTTAATTTACCGACTGCAAGCGGTACAAATCGAGGCGCTTTAAGTAGTGGTGATTGGACGACATTTAACAACAAAGAAAACGCCATAACGGCTGGAACGACCGCGCAATATTTTAGAGGGGATAAAACGTTTCAGACGCTAAATACTAGCGTTGTACCTGAGGGGACAAATCTTTATTATACAGAGGCAAGGGTAAACGCCAACACAAACGTCGCAGCAAACACGGCCGCAAGGCATAACGCGGTCACGCTTGGAACTGCTAACGGATTGAGTTTATCAACCCAAGTACTTTCGCTTGGCTTGGCATCGGCTGGCGTTACTGGCGCTTTGAGCGGAACGGATTGGAGTACATTTAATAGCAAGCAGAACGCGCTAACGCTAACCACAACTGGAACAAGCGGCGCGGCTACTTTAGTAGGTAGTACATTAAATATTCCGCAATATCAGGCGGCTGGAACTTATGTAACCGCGGTAACTGCGTCAAGTCCTTTAGCGTCTAGCGGAGGTACAACGCCAAATATTACAATCCAACAAGCAAGCGGCTCGCAAAATGGATTTCTTTCTAGTACCGATTGGACAACTTTTAACAACAAGCAAAACGCGCTAACTAACCCAGTAACGGGAACTGGCACGACTAACTACTTGTCTAAGTTTACAGGAACAAGCACGATTGGGAATAGCCAAGTTTTTGACAATGGAACAAACGTAGGTATAAATAGAAACAACCCTACAAGAACTTTAGATATTTTAGGGGCAAGTGGTGTAGGTACTGTGTTAAAATTAGAAGGTGCAAGTGGAACAACTACTTACTTACAATTAGCATACAATGGAGCAACTAATTCACAAAGTGGTTACATTGGATATAATAGTAGTAGCCAAATGCAATTTTTTACGAATGACACTTTAAGAGCAACTATAACCAGCGGAGGCAACGTTGGGATTGGGACAACGGCCCCAATTTCTAGGTTAATGGTTCAAGATTCTTTAAATAGTTTTTCTGCGCATTTTAGTGGAAATAATCAAACTAACGGGGTAGCAATTGGAACAAATGGTTCTAATGTTGCAGTTATACAAGGCTACACTAGAACATTTAGCGCAACAAATAACATTGCAATGCAAGTAGATGGCGGCAACGTTGGGATTGGAACAAGTTCGCCAAATTCAATTCTAGAATTATCTTCAACAAGTCCTGTTTTAAGAATACAGGCATCTTCTAGCGCAGATTTTCACGGGTTAGAATTTAGGCAAGGAGCTGGTTTAGATGCAACTATTAAGCAGTTACCAGTTACTGGAGAGTTCAGAATTTCAAATGGAAGAAGTGCTGGTTGGGGAGGGTTTACTACGTTTTATACTGATACAACGGAACGTGCAAGAATAACCAGCGGCGGCAACCTACTTGTCAACACGACAACGGACGCTGGCTTTAAGCTAGACGTTAACGGTACTGGGCGGTTTACTCAGAATCTTACAATAGGAGCTGCTACGGCAGCAACAAATGTAAAACTAATATTTAATGGAGTAGCAAGTAAAGCGGCTGGAATTGAATTTCACCAAAGTGGAACTCCACAATGGTACATAGGTAATGGCATTGCTTCTGAGGATAATAATTTTGAATTGTACAATAGTAATGGTACAATGGCAATGAAGATTATTAAATCAACAAATGCAATAAATTTTATTGGCGCGGCTACCTTTTCGAGTAGTGTGACGGCTACAGAACTTTATCTAAGCACATCTAGTGGATTAGTAGGTAATATTAATTCTAGCAATGCAAATGGAGGTTATTTAACTTGGCAAACTAGCGGAACAACTATTGCAGATATTGGAACCGCTCAACAGATATTTGGAAGTGGTGGCAACGCAGTATTTGGAATAAACGGAAGAGGCGCAAGAGATATTGCATTTGGAACAAACAACACCGAACGAATGCGTATCACCTCAGGCGGCAACGTGCTGATTGGAACGACAACGGATGTTGGAGCAAAACTTTACGTCAATGGCGGAATCAGAACGGCAAACCCAACTGGAAGCACGTCAAACGATTGGCTATTAGGACGCGCTTTAATATCGGGAACCTCTTCGCCTGACCGCTGGATTAGAGTACAAATAGGAAATCTTTATTACGACATTTTAGCCGTATATATGGGAAGCGTTTAAACAACTTAAATAAAAACAAAATGAAATCAATTGAACCAGTACAAGCGTGGAAAAATGGCGAGCAATTAGAAGCTAATTTGCTAAACGCCTACATTATTAACGACAACCTCGAGTCGTCTTGCTCTTTTTACTATTCGCTAAATACTAGCGGCGAAGGAACAGAGGCAATGCCATTGGTATTGGGCCAAGTTGTGGCCGAGGGAAATATTACAATGAATGGCCAAGATTATATTGCTTGGGATAACTCAAACGAGGCGGCCTATGCTTATATTGCCGAAAAATTAAACCTAACCCTAATTTAAATTTATGATTGTCAACCTAGCAATCGCCTTGCAAGACATCGAAGGCAACACAATTACCAATGAAAACGGCGACCAAATGTTTCTTAGCAAAATGGTCGGAAACGCTTTGTTTAGCGCTGAGGAAAAAGAAGACCCGATTCGACTTTACGAGTTGGCCAAGAAAATTTACTATTCTGAGGGCGACATTGAACTGAGCAAATCGGACGCCGATTTAATCAAAGAGAAGGTCAAGGCTAAAGGCTTTACTGTGCTTGTTTTAGGGCCGCTTTACGA